ATAATCTTTCTTTGAAAATTATTATAGGTAATCAGGAATTTACAGAAAGAAATTTTGATGATATGAGAGAGATTATATTACTACAAAATGGTCTTTCGTATGAGTATATAGAAGAATATAATCCCGAATTAGAGAAATTCTTAGATTTTGTTAATCGGGGTGGAAGCAATATGACTTTTCAAGATGAGATTTTTACTTTCTGTGTACTAATGAAAATAGGTTTAAAAGAAGTAGAAAATTATACATTATTCCAATTCAAGAATTTATTCGAAAAATTGTTAACATTAAAAGAATTTGACTTATACAAACCGCTTGTAGTTTCTGGTCAAATTACTTTAAAAAGCGGGGAAATCAAACACTATCTTTATCGCTCTGTTAAATTAGGGAGATATGATAGTATCAAAGTGAATAAGGATGCCTTCATGCAAACTGACGTTTATAAAGAGACATCCCAATAAAATAGTTTTTAAAGGAGACAAAATATGGCAAATGAATTTCTCGTAAGTGTGGCCAATGTCGTTTTGCGTGACCCGAATACAGGCAACGCGTTGGCGTTTGGTAAGACTAATATTAATTCGTCTTTTACTATGTCGATGCAGAAAACTGAGGTGCGTGGTGGTATTAACAACCCACTTTTGTATGTTTACTATCACGACAAGGCTTTGGAAATTAAAATTGAAGAAGCTACTTTTGATAAAACCATTCTGGCGATTAATGCAGGATCATTAGCAGTTAATGGTGCGGTTAATGTTACTGAAACAGAGTGTCTTATGACCTCTTCTTCAGGTAGTGCTACGATTACACACACTCCTGTTGGGAATGTGACTGTATTCTTCCCTGACGGAACAGTTCAAACCTATACCCCTGCTACGAAAGCTATTAGTGGTTTACCCGCTGTAGCTCAACGTGTAGATGTTGTTTATATTACTAGTACTACTGCCGATCAGGTTACAATTGAAACTATTACACCTCCTACTTTGGTAGATGCTACCTTACTAGCTGAAGTACGTGATAATACAGGCGTTATTGTAGAGTATCTACAAATTCAAATCCCCCGTTTCCAGGTTTCAGGCAACTATACTTTAGCAATGGCTGCTAATGGTGTATCGACTCAGGCTTTGGATGGTATGGCTTTGGCTGTGGCATCAACTGATTGTGTTACTGGTGAATATTATGCGAAAGCTACTTGGATTCCTGCTTCGGGTGCAGCTATTCCGATTTCATCTATAGCCGCTGTTCCTGCCAGTTTGGAATTTACGACTGCCGGAACTCAAGGCATTACTGTTCTTGGTATTCGTGGCGGTTTATATGCTAATGCGAATATTACTACATCTTGCTCATATGTGAGAACTTCGGGCGAAGCTACATTTAGTGTTGGGGCAAAGACTGGTGTTGTGACTATGGGTGTATATAGCGGTAGTTCGTATGCCTATATTAGTGCTTCATATATCGATGTTACTAATGGATTGTTAGTCGATACAGTTTATGTTTCTGGTTCGGTTGCATAAAACGTAATAAATTATGATTTGTAGTAATGGAAAGCAAATAACACCAAAAGGAGAAACGGGTATATATTTTATATGCCTGAAAGGTAAGCGTGAAGGAAATCATTGTAGATATGTGAGGTGGTGTAAACAAACTAATCAATATGTAATGATAACAAAACCTGATGGAAGTGTTTGTGTAGATTTTACTACATCCGTAAATGAAATTTAATAGAATGGGGGAGGATAAAAACTCCCCCAAAATTTAAAAGGAAAAGGAAAATTCATTCAATGAATGAAAATGTTTTTGAGAAAAAAGCAATTCAAATTTTACCAAAGAAATCAATAGAACTTACTTTTGAAAAACAGGATATTTTAATTTATCCTTATATATCTTTAGCTAATGAGACAAAAGTTATTAGTGATTATTGTGGTTCTCTTTTTAAAGATGGGGAATTTCTTGGTAATTATATTGAAGCCGAATATAGTCTTGTTTTATCTATTTTAGATTTAAATACTAATATTCAAATTACTGATGAAAATAATATCATTATTGATTTAGACGATTTGTTAGCCAGTGGAGTTTGGGAACAAGTTAATAGACGCATTGAAAACTATGATCGTGTTAGAAGCCATCTAGATAATGTTGTTAGAAATATTATTCGAGAGAATGATTTGAAAAAATCTATAGGATCAACGGTTGATAATTTATCGAATAAAATCTTCGTTTTATTAGACAAAATAGCCGATTTAGACCTATCAGAAGACGGAATTAAGCAACTTTTAGGTGAATTAAGGCAAGTTTCGACTGAATTTAGTGATAAATTTGGCAATATTTCTGCGGGGGGGCAATAGGGTTTTCGTATGTCCTCTGTTCCTGATAAAACAAAAAAAAGAAAGACTTTAGATCGCCCTTGTCCAGAATGTGAAGGAGTATTAGAACTTGTAACATTTACTCATTTTGACGATGGGGCAAATTATGAAGAAAGTTATATTCGGTGCGAAGATTGTGGCTATGTAGAAAGAAAGAAAATTCCATCCCATAAGAATAAAGAAGCATTTAATCCTAAGTGGTAGCAGGAGGTTCATATGCCAGCTAAAAATGATGCAGAACTTCATGCTTTTGTAATGAATGATTTAGAAAAGATTGCTGATGAAATTGGTAAATATCTTGTTACCCAAGTTCAGCAAACTATTGATGAAGAGGTATATGAGGCTTATCTGCCAAAAGTATATGATCGTCTTTATATGGATGGGGGCTTTATCGGTTCTTGGATTAATTATGCTGGAAGAAATGGAGAAAATGAGGTTATTGCCAACGTCTTTAGTAATCCGTATTTGATGGAATTTAATCCAGAAGAATATCAGCATGGTAGTGAATATGGCGGTGATCGTAGGTTTGAAATGGCTGAAGATATACGCTATGGAAAAGGATACGATTGGGGATTTGAAATGGAGCGAGACTTCTGGACACCCGTAGAGGATTTTGTCGAAGATGGTACAGAAATTGATAATACTCTTGAAATTGGTTTTAAAAAGCGTAATATAAAGTTTATTAGGATTTAAGGAAAAGGAGATAGGAGAAAATGGATATTAATAATGCGTTAGTTTATTTGTCTGGTGTAGGAGTTATCGTGGCTATTTCTTGGTTATGGGAATTCTTTGGCTGGTTTCCGAATGCTGATCCCAAAAATAAGAAATTAATTTTATTTGGTATATCAGTAGTGGTAGCTTTATCGGCTTATGCTATAAAAACTTATGTTCCTGTGGAAGTTATTAATCAGGCGGGGCCTTTCTTCGGAATCGTTGCGTTGATTTTTGCTAATTTATTTATTGGAGAGGGATTCCACAAAGTCACCAAGTTAAACGAGTAATTATTTATGCAAATGGGATAGCGTTTAGACACGCTATCCCATTTTTTTGCACAGTATAAAAGAGGAATTTTATTAGTGAGGAAAATAAGGTTAATTATAGATAATGAACTGATAAAAAAATATCATGAATATTATTTTGCTAAATATCCTAAACGTAGAAAGCCACCTATAGAAAGAGCTATACCCCCAAGTTTAAATGCTTTTATAGCACTTCGGAGAATGGCTCAAAACGGATTGAAACAGAAGTATAAAGAGTTTGCTGTTTGGTTGGCATATTATTATAAAATTGATAATATGAATTTATCTAAAGCTAAAATTACTTATATTTTTTATTTTTCTGATCATAGACGTAGAGATTTTGACAATTTTATATTAGCTCCAAAATTTTTTGACGATGGTTTTGTAGAAAGTCGCACCTTTAAGGACGACAATGGGGAGAACCTTAAATTAGAGTTTGAGAATTTTAGGTATGATAAGCAAAACGGGAGGATGGAAATAATAATTTCATATGAGCAGAAAGACATATAAAAACATTATTACTAATGAAGAACTAACTGCACAAATTAATCCCGAAAATTTAAAATTAATGAGACAATTTTTAAAAGAGAAAAATACTCGTAGCTCCGATGGGACTATTAAGGGCTATGAATCTGATTTGACTATATTTTTTACATGGAATTTATTGAATAATGATAATAAACTTTTTACTGATATGAGAAAATTGCAACTAAGTGAATTTTTTTCATTCGCAGTACAAGATTTACACTGGGGCAGTTCACGCTTTTCTCGTTGTAAGGCGACTTTATCTTCTCTGTCTAATTTTATAGAAAAATTTCTAGATGATGCGTATCCGGTATTTAGAAATAATGTTCTAAAAGCAGTAGAATCAATGCCTAAGAATGTAGTTAGGGAAAAAACAATTTTAACTGATGAACAGGTAAATGGTTTATTAAAATATTTTGAAGAAAATGATCCTCAAATAGCCTGTTGGTTAGCACTAGCTATTGCTTCTGGAGGAAGATTCTCGGAACTATCTAGATTTTCTATTGATATTATCGATATTGATCATTTGGTTTTTCAAGATATTTTTATAGAAACATTGAAACCTATAAAAACCAAAGGAAGGACAAAGATCGGAAAACTTTTATATAAATATATTATAAAAGATATTTTTGTTCCTTATTATAAAAAGTGGTTGCCAATACGGGAAGATATTATGCTGAAGCATAATCAAGATCATAATTCTATTTTTATAAATTCTAATGGAGAAGTGGCGCAAGAAAGTACTATTAGAGGATGGGTAAAAAAAATTGAGGATTTTTTAGGAATTCCATTTTATCCTCATGCTGCTCGTCACTATTTTGCTACATATTTAATTAAAGCAAATTTGCCTCTTAGCCTAATTCAAGAAATTTGTGGGTGGAGCAGTAGTGAAATGATCAAGATTTACGATGACACCTCCGTGAAGGATAAAACATTTTTAGAATTAGACAATCTTAAAAGTAATTTAAAAAATAGTATTGGGTAATATAAAAACGATATTTTATTAGATTTTACATCTCATATAGGAGGTGGCATTGGCTGATTATCAAATATTAGTAAAAGTAGTTTTAGATAAGACTAATCTTCAACCAGAATTAGATAAACTTGGCGAACAGATTTCCAAAAAGGTTTCAGAAAAAGCATCAAAAGGCAAGCCTGTTACCGTTCCTATTGATGTTAGCGTAGATGAAGCTAAAATACAAGCTCGAATAAATAGTGTTATAAATAGTATTAATCAAAGTGGTGGGCCTAAAGTAGAAAGTTTTTTTGCCACTAGCGGTGAAAAAAATAGGGTTGTTGAAACTTATAATACTTTGCTCGGCGAATCTGTAACCATTACAAGAAATTTGATTAAAGATGAAGAAACACAAGAACAAAATTGGATTGCAACTGTTAAATATACAAATGATGCCATAGCACAGCAAAAAATATATCAAGGTATTTATGCTGAAGGCGTTAAACTCAGTAAAGAAAAAATGGATGCTCTTCATGCTGAAGCCAATGCTGAAAATGCTATGTGGGAAAAAAGAAAATCCTCA